ACCAATAATACCAACTTTCATAAATTTAAATTACAATTTTTAACCACGGAAGTAGTGGAGGAATTACTCCAATTAATCGGAGAAGGCCCTCAGCAAATAAAGCAAGAACAGTCCAACCAACCAACATAGAAATAATCCCTGCATTGCGGTTGTGGCGTCGGATTGCATCATCGATCATCTCCTGACATTTCTCTTCCGTTAAATAGTGAGAGGGTTTAATTTCTTCCATCCTCATTATACCAGAAATCCTCCCAGTCTGCAGACGAATTTGTAACATCTTGGATGTTTGTGTTAATCCCTGAACTCTTTAGAAAATTCAAGAATGTCATTAAGAGCTTGATCATAACCAAATTTTTGTTGAATAGTAAGATTTGTTCGAAAAGTGTTTTCTGTTAGTCCTGTTTTCCACCTGTAAAGTCTTGACAATAGGTCAATTTTGGTCACGTAATTCTTAGCCATCATAACCCATATTTTCAAGCTATTTAGATATCACCATAATATTTTAATGTTGAAATGTGAGAGTATCTAAATAATAGCAGCCCAAACTATGAGCGTTATGAATAAAATTGTTCCACTCGTAATGTTATTGATGACAACATCAGCAGTACATGCTGGTGGTTTAGTATCTAAGCATGCTTCTAGTGTTCAATTATCTGTAGATGCCGCTAGATCACAAGCAACAAGAATTGGTTCGTCATTTAGTATCTCTGGTTCTAACATAGATACTACGGACGGCAACACAGCAGGCACAGTATCTGCTGGCACGATTACGTCTGGAGTATATGCTCCAGGTACTATTGCTGCTACTCAAGACACGGCAGGTTCTGCTTTCTCATTCAGTCAGTCCTATACACAAGCTGATGCAGTACCAACTTCCGCATCAACTGTAGGTGCTATTCAGAACTTCGGTTCAATGACATCATACACAGCTGGAACTGCTGGAACTCTTGCTGGAACTGTCACCTCTGCTGGAGTCCTCACCATCACCGCCGGCGGGGCTGGAACCAGTGGAATCGGACAGTTTGTAAGTGAGATCACCGTAATTGACTGAAGGTTATCGTAATGACCCATTCTGGAAAGATAATTTGGTGTACTGTGACGAGTGCGGCGGCAATCCTAAGCTCATGTGTCACAGTCCTGGCAGTCCCCGTTGTCCCAAACTTCACCCAGGGAAGCATGACCAGCCACACAGAGACAACACAAAAAATAACTGAAACAATTAATTCAATGGATTATAACACTGGATATCAGTATTCTGCTACTGGTAGTGGTGTTTCGGCAAATGGAAATCTGTCTCCAGGGACAGGAACAAACAATGTAACTATTGATGGAGTGACATCGACATGGACAGGAATCAGCAACAAGCCCCAATTCACACAAACAATACCAGGAGGAGCATTTCAGTTTACAGAAACTTATTCTGGTCCAGGGCTAAGCAACCACACAATTATAGAACGAGTAACCGACGTGACTTCAATAACAGACACTACAAGTATATTCTCGCAATAGGATTAAGTGTATTATTTCCATCTCAAGCATATGCTGAGACTGTGGGTGGTGTTAGCGCCACAGCTGCTCCTGTTGCTAATTCTTCAGGTTCTGTTACTAATCAGGCAATACAAGTATTACAAGGTCCATACATCACAAACACTTACGGCGGTGGGATCCAGTGTCAGGGACCTACTATGAATGTTACGCCATATGTAACTGGTTCCCTTTCTCAACAGCATCCATTCCAAGATGAATATTTTGATAATGTATATGACATGAGAGATATGGATGAAGACGGCGCACCTGATAATCCAGGATCTGTGCTATACCAAGTTCCAGTTAGAACTGGTCAAAAGAACAATACTAATTTATCACTAGGATTTTCTGCAACATGGTCTAGACCACTAGACAGTAAACTACAAGATCAATGTAAAGAAGCGGCCGCATCTCAAATTGAATTAACTCAACAGTTAACTGCCAATAAAAGATTGGATTTTGAGATAGCTCGTCTTAAGAATTGTGGAGAATTGATGTTGAAAGGAATTCAATTCCACCCCAAGAGTCCTTACTATAAAGTCTGTGCTGATGTGTTGGTAAACAATCCACCAGGACATAAACATCCACACGTTCATGCTATTCCTTCCGTTTCTTCTTCCTTGGAAAAACAGAGCGCAGTACCTTCACAGCGTGATTCATCTGACGTTGTTCAGAACGGCGTTGCCCGACAGATTGGACAGGGGGAGTCTTACCCCTTAAGGTCGAAATCTTCTTCATCACCTTCTTTACAGCAGGTTTCACCGCTTTTAACAAAAGATCAGCTAAAGGTTTTGCAAGCAGTGCCGAAGCAGTAGCAATAACAGCAACACCACCTACTTGGACTACCTGGCCGCCGCTGGGTAGTCCTTCTATTATTTGTACTTGTATAGGAACTGGTTCTGTATCTTGAATACATTCATTCCCAAGTAATCTATACCCAATAACTTTTTCTCTGAACCCGTTGACAAATGTTCCAACGGGTTCTTTTGCTTGTTGTGCTTCTGTTGGACAATCTATCTTTGCAGTTTTAGCTGGGGGAGGTTTTATTTCTGGAGTCTCTGGTAATTCTGGAGTCTCTGGAGATTTTACAGGAGGAACTTCTGCTTCTTTTGTATAGGTTAAATTCTCTGGTTCAAACGAAAGAGCATTGAAACTAGGAACACCTGCATCACAATATGTTTTTACACCTTTAGGATCATCTGCAGATAATATTCCACTTTTTTGTTTATTAGTATTCTGTTCATGAGCTTCTACACACCCAGGCATATCAATAACTGGAATACCTATATTAACAACAACAGGAGAAACGATAGATGAAGTTACGGGTGGTGTATTCATCACATCAGATACCCTTATATCTCGGATATTTAAATTTGTAATTCTAATTTCAGGAATATCAGCCATATCTAACAATCATTGAATACTTGACCAACTTGAGAACCTAATGATGATCCTGCTCTTTGACCTAACAATAATGCCCAACCACCTGCTAACCAACCCACATAGGGGATGCTAGCGACCGCTGGGACTGCGATACCAGCAGCTATAGCACTACCTGCCATCGCACCTTGAGATCGTGCTCCAGCGTCCGCCGCTATACACTCGGCGCTTAGGGCATTTTGCTTTCCCTCTTCATCTATTGCACCTCCAATGTTTCGTGTACCATCCATCGTAAATTGATCACGACGATATTCACTACGTTTTTCAGAACCACCACCAAATAATCCTCTCCGTGCTTTGTCAAGATGTAAAGATCTTTCTGATTCTAAAATAGCAGGATCGTTTGCCCTATATTCAATTTCATATCCTTCTTTACCTGCTTTAATAGTATAAGAAGAGTAATCACCACGAGGAATATTAATCATGGGAACTTCTTTTACTGTAGGAGTATTATCTCTCAGAACATAACCAAGAAGTCCAATGTGAGAGATACCAACAACAGTACCTAAAGCAATTACAGTAATTTTAAACGGAGAGAAATTATTCATGGCATTTTAATAGGAAGTCCAGTCATACCACCAGTAGGAATTGCACCACCAGTCATCTCAGGAACTCCTGGAATAGCAGCATCTACCATACCAGGAAGTGCTTCTGTAATTGCTTCAGTGATAGCAGCAGTTACTCTCTCCCTTGATTGCTCGATTAATGTATCCTTTTGAACGTAAAGATAAACACCACCCCCTAAGACAGCTAAAGAAACTAAACCAGATAACAACGCGACACCATTAATCAATTTTTGCATCTTTCTTCTCCAATGTAGGTGCTTGCTTTGAATCATCCTTCTTCTTAGAAGGCATGACACCAAAAGTAGCTAGCGTTCCAGTGAACACACTAGCAATAAAAGTTGGATCGATATTTTTTTGAGGAACACCAGGAACAGTTACATAATTAAGAGTCAGAATTGCTGCTGACCATCCAAGAATAATAACTCGAACGAGAGTTGATACACCCTCATCCGCCCATTCAAATTTGTTTTCCTTTTTAGATTCCTCTTTCTTTGGATTATCCATAAGTAAAGAGTTAGGCAACTCTATTTATTAAAAAGACTAATAAAATATTCAGCGTCTACTACAACTAATGGTTTCTTATGATTTTTTTTCATCACAACAAGAGGTTCATACTTACCACCATTAGCTTTTGCTTGTTCATAAGCTTCCCATACATTTAATTTTTCTACATTCTTACACTCAATACTATGTGGAAACCTTTCTCTAGCAGCACGTGCCATAATTAGATCTTCACCTCCAGCACCCATAGATCTAGATTCAATATCTTCAGGATGAATATCTAATCTTTCAATTAATTGTTCTCTAACCCACTTCTGTAGATTCCTTCCTTTCGCCTTCGCACTCTGAGGTTTCATATTATAGCTTTAAATTTAAGCTATATAGTTCCTCTGAACCCTAGCAGAGTTATTATACTGATAATCAACAGATGTGTCAATCCCTTTGGCGCCAGTCATCTGTTTTTTCCTGATGAAACCATTCAACTATTTCATCTATACTGCCGAACCCTGATCTGTGATTGGATGGATCGGGATCGCCAATATCCATCCTATTCATAAAATCATCTAAGCCACCTTCAGGCGCGTCTGGAGCGGTTGCTTTTCTTCTAGCCATACGTAACATGGCTTCAGCTGATTTATTAGACTTAGATAATTTCTGAGCCCAGATCATGTCTTCAATCTTTACCTCTTCGTTGTTAGCAATTTTCTTGCAGATAAATTCCATCCGCAAACGATATTGGGTTGACAACATAAAATTTTTTTCTACCAATAGTATTTAGATACAAAAAAAGGAGCCTTAAGGCTCCTCAATCCCATGGATCACGTATTTGTATTTTATTGCCTGCAGTTGGAATGCCTTTGCCAGACTTGACGGACCCCTTGAGAGGAGATCTCTCTCCTCCTGATTGGGTAGATTTGTCTGTAAGAGGTTTTCCCTCCAACCAGGCAAAGAGTAATTCGTCACAACTGGAAACCAGCGAACGTATCTTTTTGAACATCCTGCTTAATACCTCCAATAACATAGGATTCAATCTCAGTTTCCTGAGGAGCATTCTGCATCATCTTAGAGTTTAACCAATGTTGAGTCCAAGGTAATGGATTATTTGACATAGGAGTATCAAAGATTGGTTTGAAACCAATTGATTTCATACGACGATTAGCAATGTATTCAACATATGAGTCAAGTAGTTTAGCATTCAACCCGATCATAGATCCATCTTTGAATAGATATTCTGCCCACTCTTTCTCTTCCTCTACACAATCTCTAAACATTTGATATACATTCTCCTGTTCCTCTTCCATAATATCTAGCATTTCTGGATCATCTCCATTCGCCCAGTTCTTAAGAATGTTCTGAGTGATTACTAGATGTTGACTTTCGTCACGAGCAATCAATGAAATAATCTTTGCAGACCCTTCCATGAGTTTTAATTCACCAAAAGCAAATGTACATGCAAATGAAACATAGAAACGAATACCCTCAAGGATATTGACGTTCATTACTGCGCGATATAATTTACGCTTAAGTTCTTTTGTTTCCCACTTAGATGTTGGAGAATCTTTCCAATCTTGTCTCCACATATTACCTGTATCATATAAGTGAGCGAAACTAATCAACTCATCATATGCTTTAGTTACAGTTGTTGCACGACTTAGAATCTTTTTATCGTCAAGAATAGTATCAAATACTTCTGTAGGATCTGAATATACATTCTTAATGATGTACGTATAAGAGCGACTATGAATCATCTCCATGGTCTCCCAGATAGTCATACATGCCTCAAGCTCGGGTAGTGAACAATAAGGTATAAAAGCCATCCCAGGACCGCGCCCTTGTACAGAATCCAGCATGATCTGGTATTTAAGATTGCTGGTAAAAATGTGCTTTTGTTCTGGGCGTAGTGTCTGATAGTCCGCACGATCTTTTTGCAATGAAACTTCTTCTGGTCTCCAGAAGTAACCCAACTGTTGTTGAGTCAACTTATCAAAAATTGGATACTTATAAGTATCATATCTTTGAACCCCCAAAGGGGCTCCAAAGAACATTGGTTGTTTTTTAAGATCAGTTTTATTAGAATTAAAAACTGTCATTCCCTCTATAGTTTTTTTAGTATCCGACATAAACTCCATGTAATTCTCCTTAGATCTTGCAAGACTCACAGTCTTCTTCCTCCACTTGTGATAGTTGGTTGATTAAATTATCTACATCTGGTACATTATCCTTCCACCCCAGAGAGTGAGCAGGATCATCTACATCTTTTTTTGCATCATATGTGTTTTGATAGTAAGAGGTTTTCCACCCAAATTTATATGTGGTTAAAAGATCTTGAGCCATAGAAGAAACTGGAACTTCATTATCTGGATAGTTTTCAGGGTTATAACTCCAGTTACCAGAAATTGCTTGGTCAAAGAATTTCTGCATCACGGCAACAATATTAATATAACCACGGTTAGATTCCATATCCCACAGAAGAGTATAATTATTCTTTAATGTGGAATACTGTGGAACAATTTGCTTAAGAGGTCCTTTCTTTGATTTTTTAACGGACAAGTAGTCACGCGGCGGTTCGATTCCATTGGTTGCATTTGACACAACGGAACTGCTTTCCGATGGCATTTGTGCAGACAATGTTGAGTGCCGTAACCCGTAGGTGGTGATAGATGTCCGAAGAGATTCCCAATCATAATTGTACTCTGGTTCTACTAATTCATCTACGTCACTCTTATATGTATCTATTGGGAGAATTCCATCGGAATATTTAGTATGAGAGAACCCATTACAAGCACCCTTTTCTTTTGCAACCTGGTTAGAAGACTTTAAAAGATAATATTGAAACGCTTCTGTGAGTTTGTGGACCTCCCCTAGAGCTGCATTATCGTTATACTTATATCCTTGTTTAGCAAGGTAATGAGCAAGACCAATAAAACCAACTCCAAGTGAACGACGATTCTTTGTACTTCTTTCAGCAGCAGGTACAGGATAGTCTTGATAGTCAATCAGTTCTTCCAGACCACGTACAGACAAATCACATAGTTCTTCCATCTCCTCTAAGTTACGAAGTTTTCCTACGTTAACAGCAGACAAGATACACAAAGCAATCTCTCCACCAGCATCATCAATATGATTAATAGGATCTGTTGGTAGAGTAATTTCTTGACATAGATTACTCATGTTCACCTTATCCTTGAAGGATGAGTGTTCATTACAATGGTCGATGTTCATGATATACAAACGACCAGTCTCTGCCCTCTCTTTGAGAATACTTAAAAAGAGTTCCTGTGCCCCGATAGTTTTTCTTGGAACAGACTGATCTGATTCATAGTCCACATAGCGAGCGTCAAATGCATCAGTACCAAAAGCATCATAGAGACCTGGTACGTCATGCGGTGAGAAGAGGCTAATCTCTTCATTCTTAATGAAACGTTC